GATGATCCTTGGCGAGGGCGAACTGCAGACCCGGCAATATACGGATAAGTCCGGGAACCAGTCAACATGGTACGAGATAAACGCCGAGCGCGTAAGCTTTACGGGCGAGAAGTCCGGGAATGCTCCTGCCGCCGATACGGTTCCGGCTGCTGCTCAGGCAGCGCAGAATGCTTCTCCGGAAGCTCCGGCGGCTGATTTCTCGGGCGTAGGCAGCGACCAGTATCCATTCTGATAGATAGGAGGGCATGCATGACAGAGGGTATACCGTACTTCTCTCTGGATTGCCGGTTTGATGATAAGCTTGAGGAAATAGAAGATATGTTCGGTATGAAAGGGCTTGGTATCATAATCAAGCTCTTTCAAAAGATTTATGGTATACACGGATACTATTGCGAGTGGAACGACAGGGTGGCGTCAAGGTTTGCAAACCGTGAGGCGTTTGTGGGTGTTGATGTTGTTCGTGAGGTTGTTGCCGCTGCGCTCAGAGAATCCAAGAATCATGAATCGCTGTTCGACAAGGAAATGTATACCAAATACGGAATACTGACTTCTCGCGGAATCCAGAAGAGATATCTGAAAGCGGCAAAGTCGTTGAAACGTAAGGATATTTTTCCTGTCTTAGAGTATGTAATTATTCCTCTCGATGATTCAGATATAGGCAATTCCGGAAAAAACGCTGATATTTCCGGAAAAAGCAACGAAAACTCCGGAAAAAACGGCGATATTTCTTCCCTAAATGAAAAGAAAAGAAATGAAATGAAATTAAAAGAAAGGGAAAGCAGGACGGCTGCGCCGCCTGCCCCTTCCCCCACCCGCGAACAGCTTGTGCGCAAATACGGGGAGAAGGCTGTTGCCTTGTATGAGCAGAAATATCAGAACTGGCAGCAGCGCAAAGGAATATCTGGAGGTATCTCCTACGCGAGAATAGCCGAGTGGCTGATCGCCGACGGAGTACCGGAGCAGAACAGCAGCATAGATCAGGAAGATATCTTGCGTGAATTGCAGGAGCAGTATTCGGAGGAGGGATAGAATGCAGATAGAATTCACGGTCCCAGGAGAACCGTTCGGAAAGCAGAGGCCGAGACACAGCCGTGTCTCCGGCACTACATACACTCCGAAGGAAACTAAGCTTCACGAACAGCTTATTCAGTGGGCGTACCGCAAAGCGGGAGGACATAAGTTCCCGGAGGATTCGGAAATCAGAATCACGATAATCGCAGTGATGGGTATTCCGAAAAGCACTCCGAAGTATCGCCGGGCTGATATGCTCAGCGGGAAGATTCGTCCGACCAAGAAACCAGACTGGGACAACATAGGAAAGCTCGTCTGCGACGCGCTGAACGGCGTGGCTTACGACGATGATAAGTGCGTTTGTGACGCTCGTGTTGTCAAGCTTTACGGAGAAGTCCCGCACTTGCGGGTCAGATTGGAGGATATAAATGCGTGGGATCTACGACAACCCGGAACTGCTGGAGGTGAACAGTGATGAAAGAAAAAGCAATACTGCTGAGCATACAGCCAAAATGGTGTGGGCTTATCGCAAACGGTAAGAAAACCATTGAAGTACGCAAGACCAGACCAAAGATTGAAACACCGTTCAAGTGTTACATATACCAATCGAAGAGCAAAGACCAGTTGATGGATGTAATGAAAGATGGCGATGAAAACTACGGCGTGATTTACCACGGAAAACCGGTATTCATCAAAACAAGTTCGAAGTATTCAAACCCTTGCGAGCAGAAAGTCATTGGAGAATTTATCTGCGACAGTATCTCCGAGTATGAAGCTGAGTTTTGCAAGGAAGATAATGTTTACCAGGATATTCGGCAGATATTTCGCGATGATGATTTCCCCGATGACGATGATCGCAGAGATTTCAAAGTGCTTACCTCAAACGAAGCAGACAATCCCAATGATTGTGATTTCTGCCGTTCGTGCTGCATGACGTTCGATGATGTTAAGGCGTACATCGGCGAGGGATTCTGCAAGACGTTTTGGGGCTGGCATATCTCCAATCTGAAAATTTACGAAAAGCCGAAGGAATTGAGCCTTTTTGAAAAGCCGTGCTCGCACAATTGCGAGAATTGTAAGTATTATTGCACAAGTAGCTTGGAAGAACCAGCTTATTGTGAATGGGAAGATTGCGAGATATCAAAGCCGCCGCAGTCGTGGCGCTATGTGGAGGTGAGCGGGAATGAGTGACCGCAGAAAACTTACTGCTGCCGAACGCCAGCAGATCTATGAGAAATTCGGCGGTCGCTGTGCTTACTGCGGCTGTAAAATCACTATCAAGGATATGCAGGCAGACCATGTTGTTCCACTGCACCTCGGCGGTGCTGATGATATCTCAAATCTCTATCCGGCGTGCCGGGCTTGTAATCATTACAAGTCCACGTATACTGTTGAGAAATTTAGGGCAGTAATACAGCGAGCGCCGGCGGTGCTAATGGCAAGCAGCGCAACATACAGGAGTCTCGTCCGGTTTGGATTAATTAAGCACCCGGATAATCGAACCGTACAATTTTACTTTGAAAGGAACAGCAAAAATGACTAACGAAAAATTAAAAGAAATTGAAGACCGCCTGCTTGAAAAAGGCAACAGGCACAGGGACGTGGCGGTATGATATGGACAGGCTATTAGGAGAAACCGTGAACACAATAATTTTTTCGGATGCACTAAAAGGGCTGCGAGCCCTCAATAGCGGCAGCGTTGACACTTGTATAACATCGCCACCGTATTACGTTTTGCGTGATTATGGGAACAGCGGGCAGATCGGTTTGGAAAGCACACCGGAGGAATACATACAGCGCCTCGTTGCTGTTTTTAGAGAGGTGCACCGGGTACTTAAACCGGAGGGCACGCTGTGGGTGGTTATTGCAGACAGTTACGCCGGCAGCGGTAAAGGTGCGTGGAACAATAAGAACAGGCAAAAAGAAACTTATGTGCTTGATCCCGGATCAGCTCCAACCAAGACGCCAAAAACTTTTGACGGGATAAAAGCAAAGGATCTTATGGGCATACCGTGGATGTTAGCCTTTGCCCTGCGTGCAGACGGCTGGTATTTACGGCAAGATATTATATGGCAGAAAACCAACCCAATGCCGGAAAGCGTGCGGGATCGCTGCACAAAATGCCACGAATATATTTTTCTGCTTTCAAAAACACCCCGCTATTATTTTGATGGTGAGGCAATAGCCGAGCCCACAGCAGAGAGTACAAAAAAAAGACTTTCGCAAAATATTGAGGCTCAAGCTGGATCGCAAAGGGCTTACGGAAAAACAAACGGGCCGATGAAAGCGTGTGCACCGCGCTATGGCGGCAAAGACAGACGAAATAAAAGAGATGTTTGGACGGTAAGCACCAAACCGTATAAAGGTGCACACTTTGCCACATTCCCACCAGATTTAATCGCCCCCTGCATTTTAGCTGGCTCACGCAGCGGTGGTACCGTTCTTGATCCGTTTTGTGGCACAGCCACAACTTTACAGGTTGCAAACCAACTGGGGCGCAACGGCATCGGTATTGAGCTTAATACCGATTATGAGCCACTTATCAAAGACCGGCTCGGTGAATACAGAAAAATAATAGCACCAGAGGAGGTAAACAACAATGGCTGATGTTAAGCTGAAGTCCTGCCCGTTCTGCGGGGGCGAGGCATATTACAGAACGCCTACACACTTAAAAGGGACCGCTTTCGATGTAATGATGGTCGAATGCAAACAATGCGGCGCCTCGCCATACGCGGTAGAAGTTTATGAATATAATACCGAAGAAAACAAACGTAAGGCAATTGCTGAGTTTTGGAACAGGAGGGCTGTCAATACCACACTGGTGCATGCGCACTGGAAAGGCTACCATACGCAGGAACCGTACTGCTCTAATTGTGGGTTTACCTACGACTACGAGCAGGGCGAAAATGCTCAGACAACAGATTACTGTGGCAACTGCGGCGCTAAGATGGACGAAAACGAGGTTGAAAACCTTAAACGCTGCTCGTGCGGGGACAGGTATTACTGCCCAGAGGTCGAAAAAGGCGAAAATGGCAAATGGTTTATACGCTGCCATATGTGCCACAGAATTGTATGGGGTGATACCATAGAAGAAGCCGCAGACAAATGGAACAGGAGGGCTGATAATGGCTAAAGTAAAATGCAGGTCGTGCGATATCTGCGGCGAGATGAACGCCAAAGATGGATTTATGCTCAAGGCTAAACGCATGGAATCTCACAACGTAAGAGATACGCTCGGGTATATAATAGGCGTAAAATACAGGTGGGCAAGAATCGACCTCTGCGAAAGCTGCTATAATG